AGCGATGCTAGGGCCGTCATGTCTCATCCTCTAGGGATCAGAATTACTGTAGCCCAGAGGCTCGGCGTGCGTCAATCTATGCGGGTTTTGGAACAAACGCAGGCGGGAACTCATCGCCGTAGCAGTATTGCCAATGCCACGCCTCAAACTCAGGAGACTTAGGGTCTGCTGTTTGCATAAAGAAACCGTATCGAGGCGCGTTTTCACACATCCATTTTAAGGCTTTTTTATCGGACGAAAGCGCCAAGATTTGACCCTTTTTGTCCTCTACTGCTAAGTCAATGGCAAGACCCCATCCGTGGTTACTGCCACGTTTGCCTGTTGGGTCTGGGGCAGCTGAGGGCGCTTTGCCCTTTTTAAGAAACCATGTCTTGCCTTCGTACTGGCGTGTTACTTGTGGCTTACGGCCTTGGTCTTTCAGGCTGTATCGGTCATTAAACATTGCCAACTGCCCGTCATAGGAACGATAATCACCAATGTTTCTAAGGGTAATGCCTACTTTTTTGGCTTCGTCATACATTGTGTTAAAAGCAAAAGCGGCGGTTGTAAACATTTTGCCACCTGTATTTACACGGGCAAGTGACGACTTATCTAGCCGTCCGTTAATTTGTTTTTGTAGTGCTGCTGGTAAAACCAGTTTTCGGTATGGGTATTTAAGAGACACTTGGCGGGTCTTTCGGTTTGTCTTTCAAGCCGTTGCCAGCCAGCAAACCAATAAGGCCACCAGCAAGGGTCATAAGCATGGGGGACAGAACTGCCCACGCCTCGGCGTCGTTGGGTGCCTGCTCGACTGGTTGCACCACGAATAGCAAACCATAAATCAACGAAACTATGGCGGCTACGAATGAGAACGACAGTGCTATGCCCACAATAAGAATTAGGCGGGCTTTTATTTCCTCGTTGCTCATACGGTTTTGGGGTTTCATTGGCATCTTCTTTCTAGTAGGCCGTCTGCTTTGGTAGTGTCGCAGTTTTCGCGTACACGATCTGCGCAGGCGGTAAGTGTGACAGTGAGAAGGCTAATCAGGGCTAGGCGTTTCATCTTCTACTTCCACTGTCGTTAAGGGCTCTGGCAATAATGCTATTTCTTCGTCTGTCATGTCCCTAGTTTCGCTAGGTCTGCCATCTGCGTAATGCGTTGTTATTTGTGCTTTCATCGCTACTTCCTGTACCCGTAAATCTTTACGTTTCCAGCCATTGTGACAGCAGTATTAGTTAAAAACTGAATGCCGTCATACGCCGTAGTTAGGTTATGCAAGCTGCCGCCTATTCTCATAGCGTTACCGTTAGGAAAAGCCATAGCGTGGTTCTGTACAAATGTTCGCTGTGCAATTGCAGGCCCAAAAACGTCCATTGTAAAAGAACCCACGATAATACCGTCCACACCTACCGAAGTGCTAAAACCAGTTGCAGCGAGGCTTGTGCCGTTGTTGTTTAGGTTTGCTGTGGCAGCGGACGTCGTGTACCCCAAATACGCGAAACGGTAGTTGTTTCCTGTTTCGGGTGTTGTGCCTGTCAAAATGCGCCAAAAAATCTCACCGGACGCGCTAAGGCTTATTTGGTCTACAACAATGCGGTAATTCGAGTAGTCACTTGTAAAGCATCCTGCGAAGTTAGTGGCGGTGCTGGACAGTGTGCCCTCAGCTACTTTCCATAGACCTATTGAGTCCATAGCGGCAGCGGTTAAAACCTCACCGGGCGAAAAATCTGGTACTGGCATAGTTAAAATCCTAACTTGTTTTGATCAAGGACGCCTAAAGTAGTGCTGTCTAATTGAAACTGATACTCAAACGGGGCAACAAATACTTGCACACGGGCACGATCAGGATAAAACGCAATAGACGTACCTTTAATAGCCCCTAACACGGTCGTGCCACGAAACGTAATTTCAACTGGGGCACCAATAATAGATTTAGGCACAGTAGACAAAGTTGGGTCTGCATAACTAGGCATGCGAGCCAACCCAACCACGCTGCTATCTACTGTGGTATCACAAATTACAGAAAACGGCACTAAAGCATTGGTGGAATTAGTAGCCAAAACAAACTGGGCCAAATCTAAAGCAGTAGAAGTTGATTCACAAAAAGTTGAAAACTCTAAAGAGTTAAAAGGTGGACTGCCAACGGTAGCGGTTTGGTCTGCCAATGTTGGACTTTCTACAATTACAGAAGTAAAAGTGTCCTGCAAAGACGATACATACTCCAAGCCAACATATTTATAAGGGCCAGCTCCGCCAGCGTCACTAAACTCTAAAGGAGCATCCCAAAAATGCCCTGTTGGGTAAGCCTGCAAAGCAGGCCAGCCTGGGACAACTTCACGGTTGTTATCCATTTCGCATGACTCATAATTAACAGTTCGCAATAATTGTGAACATGTGTTCCAGTTGTAGCCCGAACCAGTTGCACCTATGGCTTTAACTGTTGATGACACTACTTTTCGTTGGACATTTGCGTTAAAAACTTGAATCCCAAAAAGGTTTGTGACAGTTGGTTGTGGAAAAGAACTCCATGAATAACTCTGAAATTGTGCCGCTACTTGACCAATTGCCGCTGTGGCAGTAATAGTAATGCGATCGGCAGGCGCAAAGTTAGTTACATTGTTGTAAGGAATAGCAAAATCTCGTTTAATTTCACTTATTTTGCCTTGAAAATAACAATCCGCAGTGCTAGATTGGCTAGCCCTAACGTCAATAAATTGTCCTCGCGCTAAAGGCAATGCGTAAGAAGTTGCTGGTATCAGCTCGACTGTTAGCACCATTGATTGTATGGGGTCTTGAAACCGTTGTCTGCCTCTACTTATTGTTGCCGATTGCACGCCAGTTAAAGCGGTATAGGTGCCGCCTGAAGTTGCAGAATATGAAACAACCGGTGTTGAGTACGACATTAGACACCGCCTGTGCGAATGGGCACAGTGCCATAAAATTGCATATAACGGCGCAGGGCATCAACCACAGCTTGTGGGTCGCCACCGTTCACGTTAATAGTGACATTGTTACCGCCCATAGAACCCATACGATCAAGCGGAATAACAGCCTCGTCGCGCCCGCCTTCACCAATAAGCGCAAGTGTGCCACCGGGGCTATGACGAATAATGCCACCGTCAGCCATAGCAGGTATGCCTTTAAGTTCTTGCATAAGGCTGCCGCGCAACCCACTGCCAGCACCGCCAGCAGGAGTCCCCCTATTAGCTGGCAAAATAGCATCATAAATCGAATTAGTGATTTTAAGCATCGTACCTACACCAGCAGCGCCACCATGAACCAACCCAAGAATACGCAAAGCAATACCGCCAATCTTGTTTATTTTTTGCGCTTCGGTGTAAAGACGCTCAAACGCTAACGCCATAGCGGCAATTCCTGCTGCTGCCGCCACATAAGGATTTACTGCCATAGCGGCGTTTAACGCCACAGTTGCAGCGGTAATGCTACCAATAGCCAGCGCAATGTTCTTAAAGGTTTCTGGGTTGTCTTGGGCCCAATCAGCAAAGCGTTCTAACACTGGTAGCCCTTCTTCAATAACCGGAATGAGGCTTCCACCAATGGCTTCTTTAGTTTCATCTAATTGCAATTTAAGAATACGAAAACGACCCTCGGCAGTGTTGGCCGCTTCGGCAGCTGCACCGCCAGTGGTCTTGGCTAGTTCTGCCATGACTTCCTCAAAAGATGCGCCTTCTTTAATCAAGTCTCGGTACTCAGGGGCAAGACGTTGCAAGGCTGTCATGTTCCCGCCGTATGCCTTTTCTAAAGCGGCGACAACAGTTTCGAGTGGTTTTCCAGTAGCCACAGAGATATCCATAGCCTGGTTAGCAAGCCGTTGCGCCTTTTCTACATCGCCAGTAGCACGCGCCAGTTTGCTTAAAGCAGGGCGTAACTGGTCATCGGTGACGCCCAGTAACTTGCCTTGCTCGCTAATCCAATCCTCAGTGCTAGCCACAATCGCATCGGTGGCTTTAGTGGTTGCCTTTAGAGATCGGGACAATTCTTTTGCGGCTGCTTCATCGGCCATAGCGCCTTTAGCAGCGTCAAACATTGCTACGCCCAAAGCACCAATAGCAGCAGTGGCAGGCAACATAGCCTTCTTAAGAACAAGTCCAGCCTTCTGGGTTGAGGTTTCAGCCTGCGACAGTTCCTTCTTAAACTTGTCGAGCCCAGTACCAACGTACTCGGTAATAATTGGAATAGATAAAGCCATTATTTAAGTTCCTTTTCTACACGTCGCACCACGTTAAGCATCGCCTGTTCCATTTCGCCCTGCACCTCGGCACGCTTACGGAACAATGCAGGCCCTAGAACACGAGAACGCCCCGGTGACAACTGCCCTAACTGATCGCCTAAACGGTTGGGGTTAGCGCGTCCTGCGGTTTCCCACACAGCTGTCGCCACGTCTCGTTGCTCGATAAGGATTACTGAGGTGACACGGCGGTCGCCTTGCAGTTTGACCTTTACGCCACGAACCGCTTTAGCCACGTCATACGGGAATATTTTGCGGTTGCCTGCTGTCCAGTTGCGAGACATACCCGACAACGGCATCCCAATACGCTGGTAGGTGCCCTGAGCCTCAACAATGGCGGGCTGAGCAATACGGGTAGCCTCTTTCCCAAACTCTTTACGCAAGCCAGGCTCAATCTTGTTAAGCGAACGAATAGCATCCTTAGCGCCGACAATCTCTACTTTTGCGCTAACGGGCATTTTTGTTTTGTTCCTTGACTATCGCATCAACCGTATGCAGGTCTTTAATGTCGAAGTCTATCCCATTGGGCCAATACCCTGTGCGAAGTAGCAGAGCTGCTAATGCGTATCGGTAAGTGGCCCTTGGGTAGGGTTTTCGTCTGCCTCTTGTTCTACTACCTCAATGGACACGGCGCGTTTAATGAAGTCGTCAAAGACTACGGGCACTGTGACGCCGTGAACCTTGCAGGACTCATACGCAAGAAATAGCAAATCCTCATAGCCAATACTGGATGCCATTTCGGATGCTTTGCGCTTGTATTTGCGTTCGTACTGCACAATCACAAAGAGGTTGGTTGCCACCTGTACGGGGCCGTCCCCTAGGTCTACTGCGAGGGTTAGTTTCATGTTGTCTCCTTAGTCGGGCTCAGAGTATGAGCGTGTTACGGTGCGGTTGTGTCTACTGTGTACACGCCACCTACGAAGGTCACGTCTACGGTTGAGAGTTCGCCCATAGTGGCGTTCACGACTGGCATTTCTGCAAGAAACGCGCCAGTAAGAATAAAGCCGGGGTTAGTCGCTGAGTCTGCACCGCTTGTTGGCTGTACGCGCACTGTGGTGGTCGTACCGACAAGTGCTTGCAATGTTGCGTAAGTCTCGGTGGCTGCATAAGAGTTGTAAAGGGAAAGCGTTACCTCGTGGTTGCCTAAGCCCTTGACATACTTGCGATCAGTGTCACCAAAAGCGGTGGACTCCAACTGGTCAAATCGGTGCGTAACGGTTGCTGCGGTGCACTGGTTGGTCAAGTCCACACTATTAACTGTGACGACTGGGTTTGAGAGGTAGGTGCTTGTTGCCATTATGACTCCTTGTTGTCTTGGATATTAGCAGTTTCCTGCTTCGGTTTTTTGGGTTTTCCGACTTCGATAATAAAACCGCCAGCGATAAGCGCGTCTAGGTTTACGCCCGCAACGGGCACAAACTCATCGCCGGGGGTTCCGATGCGGGGGCTAACAATCTTGTACATAGTTTCCTTACGCTGTTTGGGCTTGGACAGAAATAACAATGTCATAAGCGGGATAGTCTGCGCCACCAATAGACACCACTGTAGGGTTACCCGACTTCACGGCGACATTCTTGGCGAGCAGCTTGGACGCAATCTGCAATAGATCACGCAAGGCAT